GGGTGGGCAGTTACATTTACGAATGTCCTCATTATGCAAACAGAGCGTCCTGCTGGGAGCAGTACGAAAAAGCCAAGACGGTTTAAATCAAAAGGGTTTCTGCGGAGGCTCTTTTTTCATGCCGGAAGCGCCGGAAACGTACACAATTTTCCTCCATTATCTTTTGTACATTTGCGGCGCGAATTGCCTTGCCATCCCCACACCCCAGAGGTATCATGTGACCTGCCAAAGGGGCAGACACCAAAAACAGGAGGGCACGAGGATGAAAAAGCACACGATAAAAGCGAAATATACGCGCGATGGATGGGTCGACGGCATGATAGACGGGTTCCGGTTTCAGGCGAAAGTTTTCGATGAGAGTTCCCGCTTCGGCATCAACGAAGGTCGCGTGAGCAAGCTGATGATTTGGGATGAAAGCAAGCGGCAGGCCGACGCGAATATTTTTAAGGCCAGCATTCTTAATTACGACAGAGGTTGGGACATCAAACCGACGAAAGCCGCCGATAAGGAAATACTGGCCGCCGTACTGGAATACCTGGGCGACTTACCCACCGCTGAATTTTGGGAGACGATTGCCGCACAAGAGCCGTTTCGCGCTGCGGTGCGTTTGAAAGACGGTCATGTAATCAACGCGCGGATTCGCGTCGACGTCGATGGATGGGGTACGATACAGGATTATTTGACCGGCAACTGGCACGGCAAACTTGACCCGATAGCGATTCGGGATTTACTGGAGCGGGCGAAATAGAATTAGGCGGAAACCGCTAAGGAGCTTCTGAGGAGGCTCTTTTTTCATGTTGAAGGCGCTGGAAATGTACACAATTCCCCTCCATTATCTTCTGTATATTTGCGGGGCGAATTGCCTTGCTATCCCCATACCCCAGAGGTATCATGTGACCTGCCAAAGGCAAACAGCCATTTATACGGAGGAAACGAAAATGAGAAACGACTTGACGATGAAAGAGCTAAAGCTGCACACGCTGATCGGTGACGTTCAGGAATGCGCGATGTCCGGTATGAATAAACGGCAGATCCGCCGGTTGCTGGAAACGAGATACGTCAATCTTGATACCGACATCACCGAGGACGAATTCACCGAGGTTCTTGACCGCGAATACAAAAAGGTCATGGAACGGTGCAATTCAAAATAACCCCAAGTAACGGCAAAAACAATATGAGGAGCCTCGAAAGAGGTTCCTTTTTTCTTTGCCCATTTTTAGAAAGGAGGCGGCGGCGCTGCGGAAGCTCAAGCGATACAAGCCCACGGGGTTCATGGCGAATGGTTCAGTATACAACAAAGAGGCGGCGGATGTCGCCGTTTCTTTTATCAATTGCTTGAAGCATACGAAGGGCGAATGGTATGGTCTGCCTTTTGAGCTGATCGACTGGCAGGAGCAGATCATCCGCGATATTTTTGGCATCTTGAAGCCGAATGGGTATCGCCAGTTTAACTCGGCCTACATTGAAATCCCCAAAAAACAGGGAAAATCAGAACTTGCGGCAGCTGTCGCCCTGCTTTTGACCTGCGGGGATTTTGAGCATGGCGGTGAGGTATACGGCTGCGCATCTGATCGGCAGCAAGCGTCCATCGTGTTTGACGTGGCGGTCGACATGGTGGAACAGTGCCCCGCGCTCAAAAGCCGGATTAAGCCCATGCTGTCGCAGAAGCGGCTGGTATATAAGCCGCTTGGCAGCTTTTATCAGGTTCTGAGTGCTGAGGCCTATACGAAGCATGGACTGAACGTCCATGGCGTGGTTTTTGATGAATTGCACGCCCAGCCGAACAGGAATTTATACGACGTGATGCTGCACGGGTCCGGCGACGCGCGAAAGCAGCCGCTTTTCTTTCTAATTACAACGGCGGGCACCGACCGCCATTCCATCTGCTGGGAGGTACATCAGAAGGCCGAGGATGTTTTGCAGGGCCGCAAGGTGGACCCGACCTTTTATCCGGTCATTTACAGCGCGCCGGACAACGCGGACTGGACAAAAGAAATCTTATGGAAAAAGGTCAACCCATCCCTCGGGATCACCGTGGATATTGAAAAACTGCGGGTGGCCTTTGAAAACGCTCGCCAGAATCCTGCCGAGGAAAACCTATTCCGGCAGCTCCGCTTGAACCAATGGGTCAAGCAATCGGTACGCTGGATGCCAATGGAAAAGTGGGATAAATGCGCGTTCCCCATCGATGCGGACAGCCTACGCGGACGCATCTGCTATGGAGGCCTCGACCTGTCCAGCACCACCGATATCACGGCCTTTGTTCTGGTTTTCCCTCCGCTGGATGAAAACGACAAATATCAAATACTGCCTTTCTTCTGGATTCCGGAGGATAACCTCGACCTGCGGGTGCGGCGCGATCATGTGCCATATGACATTTGGGAACGGCAGGGCTATTTAAAGACCACGGAGGGCAACGTGGTGCATTATGGCTTCATCGAGAGCTTTATTGAGGAGCTTGGGGTGAAGTACAACATTAAGGAAATCGCTTTCGACCGCTGGGGTGCCGTGCAGATGGTGCAGAACCTTGAAGGTTTAGGCTTCACCGTCGTGCCGTTCGGTCAGGGCTTTAAAGATATGTCGCCCCCGACGAAGGAACTCATGAAACTTACGCTGGAAGAAAAAATTGCTCACGGCGGGCATCCCGCGCTTCGGTGGATGATGGACAACATCTTCATCAAGACGGATCCGGCAGGTAATGTGAAACCGGATAAAGAGAAATCCACGGAAAAATCGACGGCGCGGTTGGCGACTATCATGGCGCTGGACCGTGCGCTGCGGCATGGCGGCGACGGTGATGGCGCTTCAATTTACGATGAGAGGGGGTTGTTGATTTTATGAGCGTGTTTTCCCGATTGTTCCGGTCTCGGGATAAACCGAAGAACCGGCTTGGCAGTGCAGTCAGTTTTTTGTTCGGCGGCACGACCAGCGGCAAGTCCGTGAACGAACGGACGGCCATGCAGACCACGGCAGTATATGCCTGCGTCCGGATATTGGCCGAGGCAATCGCGGGGCTGCCGCTCCATATTTACCAATACAAAGCGGATGGCGGTAAGGAGAAGGTTATCAGCCATCCGCTTTACTATTTGCTCCACGACGAGCCGAATCCCGAGATGACTTCCTTTGCGTTTCGAGAAACGCTGATGAACCATCTCCTTATTTGGGGCAATGCCTATGCGCAGATCATCCGAGACGGGCGCGGGCGCGTGCTCGCCCTTTACCCCTTGCTGCCCAACAAGATGGATGTGGATAGGGCGCAAAACGGCGAGCTGTATTACATCTACCGGCGCGACACGGAGGAAAACCGCCTCGATCCGCGCGGCGGCATGGTAACCCTTCGCCGGGACGAGGTATTGCACATCCCCGGCCTCGGCTTCGACGGATTGATTGGCTATTCGCCTATCGCTATGGCGAAAAACGCCATCGGCATGGCGCTGGCCACGGAAGAATACGGCGCGTCCTTCTTCGCCAATGGTGCGAACCCCGGCGGAGTTTTGGAGCATCCCGGGGTGGTTAAAGACCCGCAGCGCGTGAAGGACAGCTGGAACAGTGTTTATCAGGGCAGCGCCAATGCCCATCGCATTGCCGTTTTGGAAGAAGGAATGAAGTTCCAAGCCATCGGCATCCCTCCAGAACAAGCGCAATTTTTGGAAACAAGGAAGTTTCAAATCAATGAAATCGCCCGCATTTTCCGCGTACCGCCTCATATGGTGGCCGATCTGGATAAATCCAGCTTTTCGAATATCGAGCAGCAATCACTGGAATTCGTCAAGTATACGCTTGATCCGTGGGTGACGCGTTGGGAACAGGCCTTGCAGCAATCACTTCTCCTGCCCTCGGAAAAATCTCGTTATTTTGTGAAGTTCAATGTGGACGGATTGCTGCGTGGCGATTACGCAAGCCGAATGAGCGGTTATGCCACTGCCCGACAAAACGGGTGGATGAGCGCAAATGACATTCGAGAACTGGAGAACATGAACCGGATTCCGGAGGAGCTGGGAGGTGATCTGTACCTGATCAACGGCAACATGACCAAGCTCGCGGACGCAGGCATTTTTTCTGGTCAAAGCAAAACGGAAACGGAGGAATTAAACAATGGGCAAAACAAGTAACGCAAGCCCTCCTCGCCGCTTTTGGAATTGGGTGCGGAATGAGGACGGCAGCCGTACACTCTACCTCGACGGCGCTATCGCCGAGGAGAGCTGGCTGGGCGATGAAATCACGCCTAAACAATTCAAGGATGAACTGCAAAGCGGCGTAGGCGACGTCACCATCTGGCTTAACAGCCCGGGCGGTGACGTTTTTGCTGCCGCTCAAATCTACAACATGCTGATGGACTACCCCGGGAACGTAATCATAAAAATTGACGGCATTGCGGCCAGCGCCGCATCGGTCATCGCTATGGCTGGTGGTGAGGTATATATGTCGCCGGTTTCCATGATGATGATCCATAACCCGGCCACCATTGCCATCGGCGATTCCGAGGAGATGGCAAAAGCCATCGCCATGCTCAATGAGGTCAAGGAATCCATCATCAACGCGTATGAGTTGAAAACAGGTCTTTCCCGGGCGCGCATCTCCCACATGATGGACGCGGAAAGCTGGATGAACGCCAACAAGGCGATTGAACTCGGCTTTGCCGACGACCTCCTGTTCACGGAGAGTGATGCGCCGCCTGCCGAATTTGACCTATCGGCCAGTATGATCTTCAGCCGACAGGCGGTCACCAATTCCATCCTGCGAAAACTCACACGACAACAAAAACCCACAGGCACCCCGGTCGAGTCGTTGCAAAAGCGGCTCGATTTGCTTAAGCCCTAAATTTTGAAGGAGGAAATGACAATGAACAAAATCTTAGAACTGCGCGAAAAGCGCGCAAAGGTATGGGAAGACGCCAAGGCCCTTTTGGATTCCAAGCGGGGCGGCGACGGGCTTCTGTCCGCAGAGGACACGGCGGCTTATGAAAAAATGGAAGCCGACGTGGTGGCGCTGGGCAAGGAAATCGAACGGCTGGAGCGTCAGGCTGCCATCGACTTGGAGCTTTCTCAGCCGACCAACACCCCTATCACCAACAAGCCCACGACTACCGGTGAGGTTAAGACCGGCAGGGCGACGGACGAGTACAGGCAGGCCTTCTGGAAGGCTATGCGCAACAAACACAGCTTCGACGTGCAGAACGCCTTGCAGATCGGTACCGATACCGAGGGCGGCTATCTGGTGCCGGACGAATTCGAGCGGACCCTGATCCAATCCTTGGAGGAGGCCAACGTTCTGCGCACCCTCTGCAATATCATCAGCACCAGCTACGGTGATCGGAAAATCCCCGTGGTTGCAACCAAAGGCACGGCTTCGTGGGTGGATGAAGAAGGCGCGATTCCCGAGAGCGACGACAGCTTCGGACAGGTGACCCTCAATGCATACAAGGTTGCGACGATGCTCAAGGTGTCGGATGAGCTGCTCAATGACGCTTTCTTCAATTTGGAAAGCTACATCGCCGCACAGTTTGCGCGTCGCGTGGGCGCTGCTGAAGAAGAGGCTTTTCTTACGGGCGACGGTGTGGGCAAACCGACCGGCATTCTCCATACGACCGGAGGCGCGCAGGTCGGCGTTACGTCGGCAAGCGCAACCGCAATCACTGCGGATGAGCTGATCGATCTGATCTACTCCTTAAGATCGCCCTACCGCAGGAACGCTGTGCTGATCATGAACGACAGCACCATCAAGACGATCCGTAAGCTCAAGGATAGCCAGGGGCAGTATCTGTGGCAGCCTTCGCTGGTGGCGGGCACGCCCGACACCATTCTCGGCAAGAGGGTCATTACCTCCGAGTTTATGCCCGAAGTGGCGGCCAGCAACAAGACCGTCATCTTCGGCGATCTCAGCTATTACTGGATCGCAGACCGTCAGGGCAGAACCTTCAAACGCCTCAACGAGCTGTTCGCGGCAACGGGACAGGTCGGATTTCTCGCTTCTCAGCGCTTGGACGGCAAGCTGACGCTGCCCGAGGCGATCAAGGTGCTGCAGCAGAAAGCATCGTAATCGGAGGTGGACGGCGTGGATGAACTGCTCGAAAAAGTCAAAGCGAATCTTATTTTGGAACACGGCGCGGATGATGACCTATTACGGGGATTTATCCGCGCCGCTGTTTCCTACGCCGAAAGCTATCAGCATATTGCTGAGGGCTTTTATGCCGAACACGCCATGCCGCCTACCACCGAGCAGGCCGTGATTATGCTGTCGTCCCACTTTTACGAGAGTCGGGACGGCAGCACGGGCGGCTTTTTTTCTAATAGCGTGGAGGCCGGGCAGCAGGTTTGGAATACGGTCAATATGCTCCTGCGGCTCGACCGGAATTGGAAGGTGTGAGACATGAGCTTTGGGAAAATGAACACCTTCGTGGATATCGTTTCAACCCAGCCCGTCAAAGACAGCGAGGGATTCGCCATAAAAGGCGATACCGTGCTGGCAAGCATCCGGGCGTATAAAGAGGACCGGCACGGCAGCGAAAGCTGGGCGAACAGGGCGGCGTTTTCAAAAGCGTCCGCCCTGTTTCGTTTCCGAAAAATACCCGGCCTTGAGATCACGACTTCCCTCGTGCTGGTTTGTGCGGACGGCAGGTACAACATTGTCAGCGTCGAGGATGTTAAGGGACGCGGTATGTACATCGAGGCG